AAAGAGTATGGTTTAGTAGGGCTTCGGCATTGAAACACCATAAGGTAGCAACAAAGATACTCTTTACAGAAAGGACTTTATGAAACGAGTAGGTTTCCTTTTTGAGAAAATCATCTCAGATGAAAACATCATGAAGGCAATACATAACGCCACCAAAAACAAGAAAAATCGGCACGGTATTGTCTTGGAGTGCCACGAGCATCCTGAAAGGTTCGTTAAACGAATCCAGAACATTCTCGCGGACGAAAACTTTGTGTTCTCTCCTCCGATAGAAAAGACGAGACGGGAACGCAAGAAAATCAGGCACATCAAAGTGCCAAAATTCTTCCCCGACCAAATAATTCACTGGGCGCTGATGCAGGTCATAGACCCCATCGTTTACAGAGGCGCGTATCGCTATAGCTGTGGCTCTGTAAAGGGTAAAGGCGGTCTCGCGGCAAAGAAGTCTATCGAACGATTCCAGAAGAAGGACAGGAAAATCAAATATGTCATGAAGGCAGATATTCACCACTTTTTCGAGTCGGTTGAAACAGACATTTTGAAACAAAAATTCCGTCGTGTAATAAAAGACGCAAAGGTATTGCGGCTTATCGACGGTATTCTTGACAGCGGCGGAAGCGGCTTGCCCATCGGGTACTACACCTCGCAAGGTTTTGCAAACTTCTATCTCCAGCAGTTCGACCATGAGGTTAAAGAAAAATGCGGAATCAAGCACTATACGCGATATGTCGACGATGTGGTTTTTCTCGACACCAACAAAAGAAAACTCCACAAGGCAAGGCTATTGCTCGAAGCTTATCTCCGCAAGGAAAAACTGCGCTTTAAGGACGACTGGCAGGTGTGGAAGATTTACTCTCGCCCTATAGATTTTGTTGGTTATAGGTTTTACAAGGGCTATACCTTATTGAGAAAGAAATTGCTTTACTCACTTACCCGCACGGTGCGAAAAATCAAACAATATGGTATGCGAGAACGACAAGTGATTCGTTTCCTAACCTATATGGGATATAGCAAGCGAATCAATTTCAAGAAATACTATCTTGAAAGAATAAAGCCGACCATATCCAAAGGTCGAGCGAGAAAATTCATGTCTTGGTACGCAAAACACTACGGCGTGCCAGCAACAACATAACATAGGAGGATTTTATCATGGCAACAACTGAAAAAAGATTCAGCAAAGAAAAGTGGCTCGAATCGGCGAACGCGCAGAAGGAGGGCGGTTACCTTTCCCAGCGCGAAATCGACGATGCCTGCGAACTCTGGGTAAATGCGCTGGATGGCAAAACCCAGTCCGAAATTGAGGCGAGCAATAAGCAGTCTCTTAAGGAAGAGTGGTTCGTGTGAGGGTAGGCTATGAAGATGGAGTACAAGATTCTTGACAACGGTACGGCAGTCGTACTTACAAGACAGCCCGAACTGGTCTATGACGAACTGTACATAGACTTTTCGGGCGCTCCATCGGGCGCTACGGCGATTTTCGAGGTAGGCGGCGACTCTTTGTACCGCTTGCTTCACGGCGAGACTTGCTCTGTACCTGCAGACAAGCTCAACGGCGTGGTGAAGGTCACGGTGGCACTCCTCGATGGAAGCGCGCGCCCTCGCAAGTGGGCTTGCGAAGAGCTTTTAGCGGAGAAGCAGAAGAGCGGCGGCACTCTCGTTTCTCCCAACGATATGAACCTGCCGCAACGATTCGTAGAGCTGAAGCTGGAGAACGAAGGCATCCGTCAGAGCCAAGAGCGCCTCGAAGGGCGCGTCAAGGAGCTGGAGGACAGGCTTGAGAAGCTCCTCGAAGGCTACGACTTAACATAAGGAGATAACGCTATGAAAAAGAGATTTTTTGCGATGTTGCTCTGCATCATCGCCGTAATGACGCTCTGCGTCTTTCCTGTGACCGTAAGCGCTGAGGAGGTCAGCGCAGAGACCTCAGAGACCGTCGAAACGGAGACCCCTACCGTTGACGAGCCTGTGGTCGAAACGCCTGCTCCTGAGCCTGAAACGCCCCTTCCTGAAGCTCCTGAAGAGCCTGAAGGAGAGAGTGTCTACCACACAGTATTCACTCGCGTCTGGGAGTTCGTCACGACCTACTCTGGAGAGACTCTTTCGGTGGTCGGTTCTGTTATACTTTTGATTCTCAACCTCATCCTCAAGCACTCCAGCTCTAAGATGTCCAAAGAGACCAAGAAAACGCTGGAGGGCATCAAGGGCGAGGTCGAGGAAACGCTCGGCGGTCAGAACTCAGTCGTCGTCGTCGCAAACAAAATGATAGACGGCTACAATGATATGTCGCAGAAATACGATGCCATGAAGGAGTCCTACGACCAGTACGGAGCTACGGAGGGCGAGAGAAACCGCGTCGTCGGTGCAGTCTTCGCCACAAACGCGGCTATTCTGGAGATTCTCACCACAGTTTATGTGAACTCCAAGAACTTGCCGCAGGGAGTCAAAGACCTCGTAAACCTCAAGTACGCGAATTGCTTGAAGACCCTTGAGGACGACAAGCAACTCATCGCCATCGTCGAGGCTGTCCGCAACAACCTCGGCAACGCTACGGAGTCAACGGAAACGACAAAAGCAGAAGACACGGAGGTGTAACCCATGACCAACAGAACGAAGGGTAATATCCTCAAGGCGATAGCGGTCACCATTGATGTGTCCGTCCCCCTCGCCGCCACGCTGACTCAGTTTCCCCTCTGGGTAGAAAAAAGCTCCGAGGCGACCATGTCTGGTCTATTCCTCATCTTTGCCTTCCTTTCCTGCCTACCGTTTATCAAGCAGATAAAGGCGTACTTCCGCTCCCCGTCCGTCTGGGTGGTCTGGGTAGTGCTTCTCGTTCTGTTTGTGTGCCTGCGTAACATCATCGACGAGATGGTCGTGGTGTGCTTCTTCGGAACTGTCGCAAATGTGATAGGCGCTGGCATCTACAAGCTCGGCAACATCATCGGCAATAAGCCTTAAAGGAGGATAGGTCATGGAAAGAATTGAAACACAAAAAAGCTCCAGAGCCGATTCCTTCGAGGAGGCTATCGTCTCGGAGCATCATCAAAAGAAAAAGGTGGCTAAAAGCCTCCTGAACAATGCTGGTATTTTCGTCGGTGTATTCCTGATTTTCGCCGTGATAGTTATTGTCACCACGGACATCAGAATCACCTCTTTCGAGGAAATCGCGGCGCTGGGACTGGACTTCTTCCTGCTCCTGTTCTGCTCTTACTCGATGTATGTAAATGCTTCCGACAGCGGCATGAGACACGGTCTTCAGAGTGAGCTTTACACAGACTCGCTCGACAGGTTCACCACCAAAAAGAAGACCATCATCGACGCTCAGAGGCAGACCAGACTTCACGAGTTCTGCAGGTACTACATCGACGACGAGCTGAAGAACGCCAGAATGTCCGTCCTTGCCGTCGTGGGCTTCTCCTACAAGGAATACCGCAAGAAGTGGCTCGGTCTGGATGAAGAGACCATCGAGAAAGACCCGAAGCTTTCAAAGGTGCAGAAGGCGGCGCTCATAAAGGCAAACGCCATTAAGCCCGTCAAGCTCACGCCTGAGATGATTATGAAGCGCGGCAGAGGCTCTTCCAGACGCGCGCCGCTCGGCACGAAGCCTGAGACCAAAAAGAGCATTAACTTCGGCACGAAGTTCGTCACGACCTTCCTTGTATCGTTCATCATGAGTATTATCGTGCTGGACATGGTGGTAGAGCCTACATGGGTGATTTTCGCCGCTTGTATGCTCAAGCTCCTCGCAGTCGTAATGAATGGCTTTACAGGCTACAAGTTCGGCTACGAGAACATCGTCTTCGACACGGTAAACTACATGGACGACCAGACCGACCTCATGGAGCAGGCGATGCAGTACTTCGACTCGCATCCCGAACCTCCCGAAGAGGACGACGAGGATGAGGACGCTCCCGAACAGGCGGCAGAGCCTGCAGAGGAATATGTCCCGATTCAAAAAGCAACCGCGTAAAAAAGAAAAGGTAGGAACGCTTTGTTCCTACCTTATTCTGTTGGTAACCCAGACACCCCAGTAGTCCGCTTTCACGAAAATGATGGTGTTCGGATTATTCATTCTTGGCGGAGTGAGAGT